GCCACGCTCACCGACAACACCCACCTCACTCTCGCCGCCGAAAACGAGCTGCTTCAGAAAGGCTGGTCTGGCGCGTCGAGCGGCAGCGAGGGATACCTACTGACGGACGTAGACCTTTTCCTCGACCAGTGCAGCCGCATAACAGTAAACGGCGGCAAGGGCGGCGGCGCCGTCCTCTGCCGTGGCGCGGCGCAGTGCATCCTGAACCTCAACTGCGAGGCCGTGTACCTGGACTCCGCGAGCACCCTCAACAGGGGACGCATCGTCACCAACCGCGAGTCCGGTGAAGAAGAAACGAACCGCATCATCGATCTCGGCGTCAACAATCTCTTCGAGGACTTCAACTACCAGCTGGGCGTCGCGATCTTGGAGCGTCCGCTGCCGAGCTACACGACGGTGCAGAGGAACGCGCTGCCGACGCAGAGGCCGGGGACGCAGATCTACGTGAGCGACGGGGGTGCCGGGAAAGTCTTCCAGGGCTGGAACGGCACCGAATGGGTAGCACTGGGGTAAACCCAAACCTTGTAGGTCAGGAAGGTGCGCGTTATGAAGGTCGCAACGCCTCATTTTGCATACCCTTTCGCCTTCAACGCTAAGGGAGAAGCCATCGTCGTAGAGCAAGACGGCGAAGCCGACTGGAGGGCGCGTGCGGCGAACGTCGCCGTGTGCCCCGTCGGATTCCGTGAGGACCTACCCGAATACGGCGTACCGCCTCTGCTGTTCGCCACCATCCCCATTGACGTGGCCGGTATCAGGGAGGCGATCTCGCGCTGGGCCGAACTGGACGCGAGCGTCGAAGAACACGCCGAAGGGCTAGACCAGACCGTGCGCGCCGTGATCGCCGAAGTGAGCGGGTGACATGCCTTTCGTCGAAGTCGAAATAACGCAGAACGAACAGATGATCCGCGAAGAAGGCGTCGCGAAGCTCAGGGAACTCCTCGAAGCGCGCGGGATCGCCGGCTGGCAGCCGAACGAAGCGGACCTCACCGTGATCGTCCTCTCGACCGTCGCCTCGATGGTCCCGAGCGTCGCCCAGATCGCGGCCGTCGTACCAGCCGCCATCTTCCGCAAGTATGGCACCGAACTGGTCAAAACGCCCTACAACGAAGGCGCGGCTGCGACCGTCACAACTAAATGGAAGCTCCTCGAAGAAGGCGGCAAATACGCGCCGCACACGATCGAAGCGGGGACGCAACTGACGATCGGCACCCTCGCGTTCTACGTTCAGGCGAACGTCTCGGTGAAAGAAGGCGAATCCGAAGCGACCGCGGTCCTCGTGGCCTCAGAACGAGGAACGGAATACAACGGACTCACCGGCACCGTCGAACTGGTCGACGCCATCTCCTGGGTGAAAGAAGTCCTGATCGTCGGCGAAACGACGGGCGGCGCGAACCAGGAATCCGACGAAGAATACCAGAGCCGGCTCGCGGCCGCCCTCAAGCTGCAAGCCCCCCGCCCGATCACGGCTGCGAACTTCGCCGAAATGGCGCTCCAGGTGCCTTCCAACGCCGTGCCGGCGGGGATCGACGTGGGGCGCACCACCGCCATCGACGGCTTCAACCCCGAAGCTCACAAATTCAAAGGCGAAATCGAAAACGGCAAAACCACGGTCAAAGCCGTGACGAGCTTCACCGGGGTGTCCTCCGAATCGAAATCGCTCCCCCAGATCCATCCCGGCACCGAAGTGTCCGGGACCGGCATCCTCGCTGGCACGACCGTGGTCAGCGTGAACGAAGGTGCGAAAACGCTCATCCTCAGCCTCGCCGCGACGAAAACGGAAACGACCGAATTCACGACGAAAGGCAGCTACGAAAACCAGCGCACCGTGACCGTGTTCGTCACTGAAGACGCAGGGAAAGCCCTTAGCGCAGAAGCGATGGAGGCGATCCAGGACTACCTCGAAGAATTCAGGGAGCTCAACTTCGTGGTCTTCGTCGAACCGGCCTCCTACAACGAAGTCCGCGTGACGACACAGATCCACGTCCTGCCGGGGTACACCGAAGCGTCGGTCGTGGCGAACGTCAAAACGGCGCTCGAAAAGTACCTCAGCCCCGAAACCTTCGGCAATCCGACCGGGCAGACGACCGGCGCCAACTCGTGGCTCAACGCGACACAGGGCTACAACATCGTGCGCTACAATACGCTCCTGGGCGTGATCGAGGCCGTCCCGGGGGTGCAGTACGTATTCGCCGGCAGCACGGGGCTGGCGGTCGGGCTGGAAGAAGCCCCCGGCGTGAAAATCGCCGACCTCACGCTGCGGGGCCCGGCTCCCCTGCCGGAAACCAAACCTGCCAACATCGTCGTCACGAGCGCCTAGGGAGATGCCCAAGCTCGTCCAGTCGGTGGTAGCCCGAGGGAGCGGCACGTTGACTTTCGCGAAAAGCGTCGGCGTGGGCAGCTTCCTGATTCTCGTCGCGTCCAACGATCACTCTCCCAACAACATCACCGCCGTCACGGGTGGAGGCGCGAAGTGGCGGAGGGCAATCTCGGCAGAAGGAGGACCAGGGAACGGCAGCAACGACATCTGGTACGGCGAACGGAGCACTGGAGGCACCGCCATCGAAGTCACGGTCTCCGCAGTCGCCACCGAGGAGATATACGTCTCCGAGTGGACGGGGGTAGGAATACTCAGGGGTGCCGCGAAGAACGAAAACCAGATCGGCCCGAGAGCCACGACACCGCTGCTGCCAGCCGAAGAAGACGACCTCGTGCTGGTCGTCATGTCGTCCGGCTTCGGCTCCGAAGAAACCTACGCAAACGGCTTCACGCAGCTATCGGCCGAATTCACGTCGCTCGCAAAAAAATACTCCGATGCCGCCATCCTCCTCGACGCGGAGCCCGGGCTCACGGGCACCACGATCGGCAACTCCAGCTCAGGCGCGTACGGAACGGCCATCGCGGTCTTCGCCCCCGGCATCTTCGGCCCTCGACTGATCGCCCGCCTCGAACCCTGGATGACGCCCGACCTGGAAAGGCTCGCCCTCGCCCTAGGGCGAATGTTCGACCCGATCCTGGAACTAGCCGAAGAAAGCGGCGCGGACGGCGAACCCAGTTATGTGCCCGCTTGGGGCATCCTGCTCGAAGCGGAACGCGCGACCCTCCGAGAGCTCCCGTACCTCGGCCAGTACGTCGGGGTAGAAGTCCCGAAAGGCGCGACGGAAGCCGAAGCGCGCACGCTGGTGAAAGCCGAGTCCGGTCTCGCCCGCGGAACGCTCAGGTCGCTCGAAGAAGCGATCAAGGGTGTGCTCGGCAGAGCGCCGTTTCGGATCGAGGAGCGGACTAACCCGAAAACGAGCGAAGAAGAAGCTTACTGGTTGACGATCGTGGTTCAGAAAGGTAAAGCGAGCAACGCGCTTTACGAAGCGGTGAACGGAGTCATACCGGCCGGAATCCTCTACGAAATCTTGCAAGTCGAAAATGCTTGGATCGAGGGCGAAAAAACCTGGGAAGAAGTGAAAGCCGGCCTGAAATGGAGCACACCACCCAAAGAATCGGAATATTGACAAAATCAGATCTACTAGCGACGGTTAGCGTTGTACCAGAGGTTGTAGTGGTGTTGGCATAGACCGCGCCCAGCGTGCGGCTTGTTGCATCCGGCCTCTGAACAGCCTCGCGGTGGTTTCCGTTTCTTGCGGTTGCGGGACTGTTCTAGTCGTGTAGCCCATCGGCAGTTGCTCGGTTCGTAGTTGCCGTCGGGATCGACGCGCTCCAGTGAGTATCCATGTGGGGGCTCACCCATGTCGGGTATCGCGGTGAGTCCACGGCAATCACGGTCCAAAGCCCATAGCGCACCCCGAGCATAGAAGGAGAATATCACAATCATGCCCGAACACGTCACTTCAGCACCGTGGGAAATACCTTACCCCGGGTCCGTGGGTGAAGTCAAACTCGGCGCGACGAACATGCAGGAAATCGCCGAACGTGTCACGGTGATATTCAAAGAACGGTTGACGACGCTCTCCGTGCATGGCGCGTCGTTCACGGCGAAAAGCGGGGAACTCGTTGAGGCTTCGGCAGCGATCACGGTCACTCTACCCGCAGCTGCGGCGAACGCGGTCGTGGGCGTTTTGGCGAACGGGCACGAAGTTACGATAGGCGCGGGCGGGGCGCTGATCTATGGTGACTTCGTAGAAGGCAAAACGCCGATCAAGCTGGTCGGTTTCCAGCATGTCGTGCTCGTCTCGGATGGGGTGAACTGGTTCATCGTCGCCGGCGAACCCAAGCGGGAAAACGTCTACGGGGCACCGACCGAAAGAGCAACCGGAGCTGAATTCGAACCGAGTGGCACACGTCCGGTGTTCGTTTCGATGTGGGCATTTAGGACCGCCGCCGAAAGCTACTCGATCGAAGTCTTGGTAGGTGGCGTAGAAGTAGCGAAAATATCCGCCGATGCGGAGGCGAACCAAGTCCGGGGAACAAGTTTCATTTGCCCGCCTGGGATCAAGTGGCAAGCTAAAGCGACATCAGGATCACCCAAGGTGTTCACGTCTTATTATGTCCTCTAAATGAGGCTTCGATGGTGTGTGAATCTCTCGTCCGCGGATTCGGCTCATAGCCCGTAAGCTCAGAGTAAGGGGATAGTTTAGCCGGAGCCTTTTGTACAGGTTGAAGGTGTACAATTATTAGCTGCCCCAGTTAGCGCAGTCTCAAGGAACGTCACCTTATTGGGGTAGCGGCCCATGTGAGTGCAGCTTGCATATTCGGCCGAGTACCCAACGCCTTCATAGTAAAGCGTTTCGCCACTTTCACCGAAGCGACAGGAATAGCGGCCCACGTAAAAGTGAGCACTCATCGCCGTGAACTGTGGAGTATTGCCCGCACCATTTGCGGCACGCTGGGCGATAATGAGTGCGAACTCGCAAAAAGCGGCGCGGCGTGAACCCCAGCTATCAGGATCTTGGCGGAAGATGGCCGTCATGGAACTGGGGCTGATCGTAAGCGTGAGGTGCGCATAGCGGACTTCTTCGTCGGCACTCCATGCGCTCCCACAGCGGATGGTCTGTCCTTCGGCGATCTGTGGGGTAGTGAACAGGATGGTATTAGCAGTGAGCACAACGAGGAGCATCGGCCAGTAAGTGGCGCGCATGAGGTTTGCTAGCTTGGTGGGCATCGGGACCTCCCGGGGTCTCGGTCGGCCCCCCGGCGCTCCCAACGCGCGGGGGGCTATTGCGTTGTGCCGAACAAGCGTATCAAGATCGTCTCGGCGGGGGTGCGGCCGGCTTGGAGTTCGGGCATCGTGCTGGTGATGTCTGCTTCTACACGAGGCGATCGGGTGTCGCGCGGGGCCGGGTCGCCAACAACATATCTACACCGGGGCGGTCGAGATGCCAGCTACCATTGAGAGCCGTGTAAACGACCTGGCGATAGCCCAGGCGGCTGCGGAGCAGCGTGTGGCTGAGCTAGTCCGCCAAGTCGGCTTACTGTCTCCCCTCACGACGCAGATCGTGGAGGTCAAGGGCTTCGTCAAGGAGGTCCAGAACGAAGTAGGCCGCGTCGGGGAGCGTGTCGAAAAGATCGACCAGGGTATCCTCAATCGCGCGAAAGAAGAGCGAGAGGACAGGCGTTCGGTCAAGATCGCGCTCTACGGTCTGACTGGGAGCATCCTCGCTAGTGTCGTCGGTGCGCTTGTCGCGATCCTGGGGCACCTATGAGACGGGTCAGGTCGCGTCTCGCGCTCCTCGTCATCATGTTCCTCGTCACCGTCGATTCGGTGGGGCTCCCTATCTCGATCGTTGCGATCAACCATGTCGTCCGCAACACTGCGAGGATCGAACATAACGCTGTGACCACGGGTGCGTTGTGCCGTGGGGAGAACACGGTGGATGCGATCCTCGTGACGGAGATCCTTGGGAATATCCAGGTGGTCCTGAAGAGTACGCCACCCGCGGAGCGGCCGGCCGCTAAGACGCGGATGCTGGACAGCGCATACGCTTTGAGGCCGAAGAAGTGCTGAGACGGGAGATACGTGATTCGACTGCGACAGCACCTCGCCATCGTCCAGGCCGCGGAACGGGACCGCACGAACACGCTCGTCGCGATGGCTGCTTCTCTCGCGATCTTCGTCTACTTCGAGCTCGGCCGTAGGCAGCGTCTCGGGGAAGCCCGCGAAGAGACCCGTCGCGCGTGGGTTGACGGTCAGCTCAGCGAACTACGAGACGGTGAGCTCGGGCACCGTGAGAGAGCGGCAGGAGTTCGCAACATTGGGCGGCTTCTCGTCGGTGCAGCGACTGTGGCTGTCGCTCTCGTGGCCCTCGTCGGGCTGTTGGCGAGTCACACGATCTAAACGGGCGCGAGCAGGCAATCCTCAAGCTCGGCGCGGACTTCTTCGGAGAGGCGCAGGTCGCCGCGGCATCCGCTGGCGCGCTCGCGCAACTCGGGCGGGATCGAGAGGTCGTGCTTCGCTGCCGCGGCGACCAGTAGCTCGATCTGCGCATATAGCGCGGCCTTGCGTACTTCGAGGGCATGCGCACGCGTGAGGTCTTCCGCGGTGCAGGCCATCGTGGGGCGGTGGACCCCCGGTTCTACCTCGACTAGAACACCATAGTTGTAGACGCCGGAAAGCATGGCTCATATTGTAGAGGAGGGGGAAGACGGTGTTTACTTCCTGGAACTGGACCGAAGTAGGCGAGAGCACGGTCGTCTCTATCGCGTTCGTTCTCGCGCCTCTCTTGTGGCGTGTAGAGAAACACCGTCGCCAATCCGTGCGGCAGCACGCTGAGCAGATGGCTGCGCACGCGAAGGTCCACCGGCAGCTCGGGATCGAGGAGGACTCGTGACCCACCTGGCGCTGTTCTACTTCCCGACGTTCTGGCACTTTCTGAGCGGCAACGGCTACCAGTTCTGGAGTGGTGTCGCGGGAAGTTTCGTCATGTCGTGCGGCATCCTGACCTTCGTCGTCAAGCATAACTGCCATATTCACAGGTGCCTACGTTTGAGCTGGCACCCGGACGCCGAAGGTCATCCTGTTTGCAAGAAGCACCATGAGGACCATCCATCGCGCGGCTGGTTCCGAAGCGATAGGAGTCACCCTCGGCACGCTAGCTGCCGTTCCAAACCAGTGGGCGTGGAATCTATACGCCCGATGACCCAGCTACCTGTAGAGGAGGGCCACGATGCCACGACCTAACAACGGGAAGACCCGCATCCTTAGCGCCAGCGAAAACAGGGTTCCGGAGCAGCTTGGGGATAACCGATGAGCCCGCGTAGGCTGCTGGTACTCCTTCCGCTGCTGCTCTTTCTATGCGTGGTCGCGGGCTGCGGCCGGACGCCTCCTCCCTCTCCACGTCCTGGCGCGCCCGCGGCCACGACGAGTTTCTCGGTTTCTAAGAAACAAGGAAACGCCGAAGGGTGCATGGGGCCATGCCACCCGACGTTGAAGCTTGGCGTCACACCCAACGCCGGGGCACTTCGGCAGCGCATCCCCGACGTGAGCGAATACCAGCCCTGCGTGACGGGCCGTGTCCCGACGGTGATCCGCTTGTACGAAGCGGGCACCGACCGCCAGGACGCCCAGGCAGCGTGCAACGCGCGTCGGCTCCGGGCTGGGCATCTGTGGTTCGCGGGCTACAGCTTCCTGCGGCCCGGGAGTTGCACCCAGGAGGCTGACCGCACGGTGGCGATCGTCCGGGGGATCGGCGGCCTGAATGGCCCCGTGGTCGCCGATGCTGAGGTTCCGCTACCCGCGGGGTTCGTCAGATGCTTCCTGGGCCGGGTGCACCATGATGCCCCGTCGAGCCCGACGGGGACGTACACGAGCTGCGGCACCGTCTCGGAAGTCGTGCTGCCCCTGTGGGTCGCGAACTATGGGGTGCAGTGGCCTTGCACACCGTTCGGAGACCCGTTTGAGGCGTGGCAGTTCTCGGCCGGCTCGTATTGCGGCGAGCGGTTCGTGACGGATTGCTCGCTGGACTTCGGGATCACGCGCCTGCGTCCCGCTCACCGCAAGCCTCCGCCAAAGCCGCGGCCACCCGCGGAGAAGCGCCGTCTTATCCGCTACTGGACGGTCGAGCGCGCCGCGGTCTTGCACCGCTACCGCCTCTACTGCCGGGGTAGCAGCACGGGGCCGAAGTGCACCGCGTGGCGCCGGCTTGAGCACATCTTGTACCTCGATATACGGAGGGAGTCGTGATGGGCGAGTCGTGGCCGCAGGTCGGGCGCGAGCGCCGCGGCGGGGAGCCACCAACCGAGCTACAGCGAGCGGCGGTCGAATATGTGCGCAGCATGGAGGTTGGCCCTGTGGGTGATGGCTCCACGCATGCTGAAATCGAACAGGCCGTCCCTGGCATCACGCTTGACGAACTCAACGACTGCCTCAAGGCGGGCTGGTTGCGCCTGTCGTGGTGGGGTGTAATCGGCGGCGAGCCGAGCGGCGAGGCTGATTGCTGGTCGGGCGGCGACAAGCTGCCGCCAACGCCGGCTCAGGCAGAGCGGGAAGCCTATCGGCGCAACCATGCGCACGAGTGGCATGAGGCGGAAACGAAGGAACGCTTCGACCCCCCTTGGGAAGCATGCGAGTGTGGGGTGTGGCGGCCAGGCCCCCACGCTCCAGTCGCCGGTATCGAGGTTACGCCGTGATGCGGGGCACGCGGCTGCCCGACGCGATGTTGGGCATTGCGGTACTCGCGGTGGTGGCGGCGCTGGTGCTACTGGGTTTCTGGCTGGCGCACCGGGTCGAGGAACGCGAGGCGTGCGGTGGAATCGGCATGAGTTTGTGCCAGGCGATCCGTGAAAGCGACTCGCGGGAATGCCGTGCCGGCGAAGGCTGCGGCCAGCCGTTGGAAGGAGAACCGTGAAGGGCACGCGACTACCCGACGGAGAGCCTCCGACGAAAGGAGACCTCGTGAAGTGTCCGCATTGTGGTGGCGCGGTGAAACTCGCGCCTGACGTAGAAGCCGAAGAGGTAAGCGCGGTGCTGCCGTTTCCCGTCATTCGTGATGAGCGGGGTCAGCTTGTGTTGCCGCCGCGTGAATACAAGACCGTCCGCCGCCCGGAAACCCTCGCGGCCTAACCAAAGGAGAAGGAAATGCCACTCTCATCGTTGCGGGCCGCTATTGCCGCGCTCGTTGTCGGCATTGGTAACACCGTCGTCGCCCTGGGCATCATCGGTGTCGAACGGGCCACGACATTGGAGTCCACGATCGTCGGCGCGGTCGCGGCCGTGTTCGTGCTTGCTAACTCCATCATCCACCACGGGATCTCAGTGGGCACCAAGAGGGACGTGAGCCGATGAGTGACCTTCTACTGCCCTCTTCCGCCAAGCACCGCTATGGGTGGCGCGCGTCGCTCCCCGGCCGCGGCGCGCTGCATCTCCTGCCGCACGCGGACACGACGGGCCTGCCGGTCCTACCGGAGGTGGACCCTCGAAGCAAGATGCCGCCGGTGTTCGACCAGGGCCAGTTGGGGTCGTGTACGGCGAACGCGACCGCGGCGTGCTTCCAGTACGACGCGATCCAGAACGGCCACGACTGCGGGCTGCTGTCCCGTCGTTGGGTGTATCACTTCGAGAAAGCGATCGAGGGCACTCTCGGCCAGGGCGATACGGGCGCCTATGGGCATGACGCGTTCAAAGTTGCCCAGCATGGCATCCCCAATGAGAGCCTGTGGCCGTATAGCGAAGACGTCGCCGCGGTCGAAGAGAAACCGCCCGATGTAGAGCCTCGTGCGTACAGGCTGGAGAAGCCCGTTCACGCTCTCCGCTACAGCGAAGAGGAACATAAGCAGGCCCTATCTAATGGCCAGACTATCGCGTTCGGCTTCACCGTCTACCGGGGCTTCGAGGAAACCTGGCAGCAGTCGGGTGTGATGCCCAGGCCTGACCCCGGCGAAGAAGCGCTCGGGGGGCATGAGGTACTGGAGTGCGGGTACCTGGAGGCGTACCCCGGCTACTTCCTTGTGCGCAATTCGTGGGGGTCGTCTTGGGGGCTTGCTGGGTATTTCCTGATGCCCGCAGACATCCTGCTCAACGCGAGCTACGCGTCTGATTTCCGCACGATCGTGAGGCCAGCATGAGCGCGTCCACCCTCCAGACGTTTAGCCTCGACGACCTCGCGCAGTACACGAGCGAGGGCACGTTCTCGGCGAGCGACAGCCCGGACTCGCGGCTGTTCCTCGTCGGCCGCGATAACTGCCATGGGATACTCATGCACCTCTATACCCGGGTGTCGCTATCGATCGAGTCAACCATGTTCGGTTTCGACGACGATGATCTGAACGAAGTGATCTGGTCGAAGGTGGAGGACCCGAATGTTGTGACGGAGTTCGTGCTTGACAAGTCGCAGTCCGGGGGGATACATGAGAAGAAGATCATTGCCTCGGACGTTGCAGCGGACCCCGTGAAGTTCGCGGCGGACTTCGTCATCACTACATCGGAAACCTCACAGATCGTTCATACTAAGGGTGGCATCCTCGATGGCCTTGTCGGCTACGAGGGGAGTATGAACTGGAGTGCGTCGGGCGAGGGGACGGGGATTGGCCTGCATGGCGCGGCGAACGCCACGGGCTTCAAGGCGCAGGAGAACACGCTGATGGTCTTCGTCAACCCAATCCAGATCGCTAAGTTGGCCGCACGGATCAAGTATGCTGCGCTCGTCGGCCGTCAGCGGCAGGAAGCTAAGGTCGCCGCATAGCAGTGGGCGACCTCGATGGGCGTCGTCTCGCGTACGCCCGCGACCACTGCAAGCTGAGCCCGCTGGGGCAGTCGATCGGCGAAGCGTTCCTCCAGGCGTATCTCCACGGGCCACTCCACCCCGAAGAGACCTATCTGCGAGCGTTCGAGCGGCTGCTCTACGCCCCCGAGGATTCCGAGGAGGCACGGGCCGCTCGTCGGGAGATGCGCGGGGCGTTCTTTGAGAGTGGTCGTCGTCGGCCGCGGCTGGATATCGAAGACGCGCTGAAGCACCGCGATCTGATGGTCTGAGCCTCGCCTTCGGGCGGGAAGGCGCCTCAGCGCTTGCGGAGTGGCCAGATGCGTCGGAGTGCCCATCGGAGCCGCGGGAAACGTGGCGCTGGGTAGTCCGGGTGGAGCAGCCACGGGGGCACGTAGAGGTGAGCGAGCCAGTCGATCTCGAAGCGCCGCTTAGCCTCAGCGGCGAACTCCTCCTTAGGGAACAAGCCCCCATCCTGCATGTGGCCTCAAAGAACGACATGCCGCTCGCCCGGTGCGCGGCCTCTGCCATGGGCACGCCCGGAACAGTGGTGAGCCTTGACCGTCCAGTCGGCATGACCGGAGTTTACCCGCCATGTGGCGGAAGGCGTCGCAGTCCCGGACGCGGCCTGGGTACGTCTGCGACGTGCCGAACCTGAACGGAGGTCAGATGCAGTCCAACTACTCGCTTCCCTCATCGCCGCGCTCGCCTTCGGGCCGGCTCATAGTCTCCCTGGAGTCAAACTGCCCGTTCACGATCATCCGCTGCGCATCGGGCATCGAAATCCTCGCAGCAGAACACACGGGAGGCCGCTGCGCGAGGCCATAGCGAGCTGGTACGGCCCTGGGGACTCTGGTGGCGATCTCGCGTGCGGCGGAGGCCCGCTGACGGGCAGCACGATGGGGGTCGCCAACCGGACGCTTCCCTGCGGTACCCCGGTCCGCGTCTGCCTCACGCCACGTGGCCGGTGTGTGAACGTGACCGTTGTCGATCGAGGCCCGTACGTCGCGGGCCGCGAATACGACCTCACCGAAGCGACCGCGCGAGCGATCTGGTTCCTCGCCGTGGGTGTGGGTCCGATCTGGGTGGGCGTGGGTTGAGCGCGTCCCAGGTAGACTGCCACGGCTACTCCTTCCGAGTTGCCAGGGGCGCGGGGTCCACGCAGAAGTACAAGGTGCCCCGCGCCTCCCGCTATCCGGGGCGCCGTATAGACTCAACCCACACCCGCTCCTGGTCATGCTCCCTGCTCGTTGCTCCCAACGACGGGCAGGGAGCCACAGATTCCTCTTCGCCGACCGTTCGCGCTCTGGCGGGACCCTTGAAGGCCCTCAGCCGTTTTTGGCTGGGGGCCTTCTCTGCGTCTGGGTCTGCATGGGCTCGAAGCATGAGACGCAGATGAGCCGCCGCTCGCCCTCCCGCGCCTGGACGCCAGCCGGTATCGTCCAGCTTTCAAACTGAGACACTACCCGGGTTGCGGCCCACCGTGAACCCCAGCTCGGCCATGCCCTGGCGCAGCTCAGCTAGGAGGCTTTGGCGAAACCTGGATCACCGCTCATAGAGCGGGATCGTAGAGCACCCGGCGGGCGAGTACCCCAGGATCAGCCGATCCGTACCCCACGCCGGTCAGGGAGCCGTCGATTCGGGCGCGAATGGAGCGCGATCGGGGCCTCTAACGGCGGTTTTTCCGTCCGGCCCGACCTGTAGTTTTTGGCTTAGATAAGCCAAAAGGACCCCCGCGCGGGTGGCACCGCCGGGGGCCTTGGATCAGGAGTCGAAGCCTCCATGACCTCGCCAAACGTACCACGGCGATCCGTCGCCGCTGACCTCGCAGCGATCCTCAACTCCCCGGAGGTCGCACGTCTCATCGATGACCTTCAGGAAACCCGCTTGACGGGCCGACCGGGCTACCCGATCCGCAGCATGGTGGCGATGATGCTCACCAAGAGCCTCTACGCGCTGCCGACGTGGACGCGCACTGTGGCGCTCGTACGGGAGCACCCCGCGCTTGCGGCGGGATCGCCCCGGACGGCGACGTTCCTTCCCATTGGGCGTGCTACCGCTTCACGGCGAAGCTACGGGAGCACGTGACCGCGCTGGAGGAGTGCATCGCGTCCGTCATCCGGGCGCTCAAGAAGGCCAACCCGCTGCTCGGCTGGGATGTGGCGATCGACGCCTCCGACATGCCCGCGTACGCGAACGGCCAGCGCTACAAGTACAAGGGTGGCCCGGAACGCGAGAAGTACAGCGACCCGGACGCCTCGTGGGGCCACCGCTCCGCCGTCTCGACGCGGAAGGGCGGCGGGTTCTACGGGTACCGCCTCCACATGGCGGTCTGTGCGAACACAGACCTCCCGCTCGCGTGGAAGGTGGAGACCGGGCGCATGAACGAAACCCCCACGGTCGCGCCGCTGCTCGACAAGCTGCACGCGCTCGGAATCGACCCGGAGACCTGCATGATGGACGCCGGGTACGACAACGTAACCGTCTACGACGCTTGCGCCGAGCGAGAGATCGCCCCGGTGATCCCGCTCCGTGAAACCCCCGCCGTCAAGCGCGGCGACCACAAGCCGCCGTGCTGCAAGCACGGCGAGTGGCGGTTCGCCGGGGCCGACCACAAGCGCAAAGCGACCAAGTGGCGCTGCCCCGCCGGGGAGTGCAAGCCCGCATCCGTGTGGATCAAGTCTGACCGCCTCCATCCGTTGATCCCGCGCGAGACGCCGCGCTGGAAGGCTCTCTACCGGGGCCGTGCGTCCGTGGAGCGCGCCTTCGGCCGCGCCAAGAACGAATGGGCACTCGCGCCGCTCCGCGTGCGCAGGATCGAGCGGGTGCGGCTTCACGCCGACCTCACGATCCTGGCGCAGCTTGCTTGCGCGTTGCATCGGGCGCAGACGGTCGCGCAGGCGGCTTGATCGGCCTTTAGGGGCGACTGTTACGATGCCCGTCCGCTCCGGGCGGGACATTCCAGTCTGCATCAAGTCGCTGCCGATATCGAACGAGATTCTGGCAGCCCCAGGGAGGGTAGCAACCAAGTAGAGCGAAACCCACGGCGAAAGGGGCCGATTGTGGGGAGCACGAGGAGAAACGGGAAGGCTGTAGCCGCTGCTAACGCCAAGGCGTCAGCCAAGGTGATCGCACGGCCACGCAAAGAAAAACAATCGCGCCCACAGAAGCAGCCCGAGACGTTGGGCCGGTGGACGCTGATCGCGTCAAGCGAGGCGACTGCCGCGCGTCTGGCGGCAGAGCCGAACACCACGGTCGTCCTCTCTGAGCAGGAGTCCGAGTGGCGGCGCTCCATAGAACGGAGCGCCCAGGATGACCCTCGCGCCTACCTGGAAAGCCTTTCGGACTGACGGCCCGTCGCGGACGCAAGGTATAGCTCTGGGTCGAGGCCCGGTGGACGGAATCGGATGATGTCGTGTTTCGCTATGGGCGTTCGCGTGGCGTAGCCGTGCTGGCGGAAAAGACGGTGGCTTTTCTTGTTGAACGGGGCGATGTAGACCCACGCGGCTGGCATCTGGTCGTTTGGGGCCTCGGCTCTGATCTGTCGCAACGCTCCCATCATCAGCGTGTTGCTTAGCCAGGTGCCATCCCCGAGTTTCCCGCCACGGTAGTCCTGGGTGAGCCCGATCGTATGGATATAGATATCGTTGGGGAGCACCATGTCTGCGGACGGGAGGGGTCTCGGGTACCACGCACAAACGCCGGCCGTGTGGCCCTCGTGTCTCATTGCGACCACGGTCAGCCCAGGTGCGACGAACTTCCGAAGACAGAGGTCAGCGACCATACCCGTGACCTGCTTGTCGTATCTGTGCTGACCGCATGAACGCGAGGGCGTCGTGCAGATGGTCGGCCAGCGCCCAGAGCCGATTCACCTCGCGCTCCTCGACTGGTAGCTCACCCATGGGGGGCCCTTTCGACTATCACATCGTCGCTGTAGTCGAGACCCAGCTCCTCGGCGCTCAGACGCTTAGCCTTCACGCGATAGGTTGAGTAGCTGCCTTCGGTCACATTGAGCACCTCGTACGTCACGTGACGGTGCTTGAAGACGTCGCCCGGCAGCAGGTCCTGCGGCTTGACGGTCAGTTTCTCGCTCATCGCGGTCTGTCCAGGAAGTAGGGGAGAGGCACCGTCATCACCATTTGCCTTCCGTCTGGCGTCGGGCGATCAGCCACGCGATCCGCACCGCGTTGTGCAGGTCCTCTTCGGCGACGCCCAATGGGTCGCTGCGCTCAAGCAGGCTCATGGCGTCGTAGAGTTTCTTCTCAGCCTCCTTGACGCGGCGCTGGCGGACCTCTTCGCGCTCGCGCTGGGCGTTCTGCATCGTCAGGATCTCGATAGCCTCGCTCATCGCTGGTTGCCTCCGAACGCGAGCCACCCCGGCGAACACCCAAGACCCTGAGCCAACGCTTCGACAGTCTTCACGCTGGGGTTCACGCGATCGCGCTCCACTCGTTCAACATACGCCTTCGTCAAGTCGGCAAGCTGGGCGGTCTCGGCGAAGCTGAGGCCCTTCGCTTCGCGCATCGTACGCAGCCGGGAGCCGAGGGTGGGGGCGGTCATCTGAGCATCCCATGCGCCTGCGCTTCGGCGATCTGCTCCCGCGCGAACGCGCCGATCACACCGTGCGGCAGTTCGGGGTCGCCGGCATTCATCGCCTCGTGGACCTCGCGGATCATGCTGGCGGTCACGTCGGGGTAGCCGAACTCGCAGAGGTTCCGGGCGATGGCTGCCCACACGCTCTCGGGGCTTGTCGCTACAGAGGGCCGCTTGTCATTCATATGCCATGCAGTATAGCATGGTACTCCACGCCCGTCAACCCGAGCCCCGGCCATCGTGCCGGGGTTTCGTCGTTCTGGGGGCGCCGGAGTGGGAGGTAGACTCCCAGAGTCCATGCGGGCGTGCGGCGAGCGGAGACCGGCCATCTGCGACGGATGTGGGCCTACCCCGGCCGGAACCATCAGGTAGGCGCCGCGCACCGCAGCTACGCCATGAACTATTGCATCGAGTGCCGCCAGAACTTCGCGGGCGCCGTCCGCAACCGCTTCCTCCAACCCTCCTGCCCGACCTGCGGCTCCAGCGCCATCCTTCCCGCCAAGCCCGAGCCGTTCGTCGTCTACGACCCACCAGATCCCACCCCTTTACCTCCGCCTCACTGCCGCGACCGGCTGCGACCCCGAGGTCTGCGTCGCAACTCCGACCTCGTGCCGCTTATAGCTGCGCGCGACGGCTGGGAATGTCATATCTGCGGCGAGCCCATTGATCCCGCCGTGAACCCCAACAGCCGGGTGGGAGCGACCATTGATCACCTGATGCCCCTCAGTGAGGGCGGAAGTCGTTGGCGGCGCTCCAATATGAGGCTTGCGCACCGTGGCTGCAACAACGCGCGGGGCAGCCAACCGGCGAGGATGCTGCGGGCTTCCATTCCTTGACATCACCGGGAAATGCGGGCATACTTACTGTTGGCAGGGAGAGCCAACCGGGAGAGAGAGCCAGGATGGGCAAGTATGTCTTCAGAGCACGTACATTTCGGGCCGTTCGCGGGCTAGGTTCTCAGCATCCATCACCAAGCGGCTCCGGCACGGGTGGTGTCCCGTACCGGAGCCTGGACACAGGAGACGATGCCTCCCATGCCTGACGAGAACCCTACCCCTACCGTCGCGGAGCGGTTCGACGCGATGGAACGCGACGTGCTGTACCTGCTCACCGGAGACGACCTGCCGATCTGGAGCGTTGAGGACCTCGGCCGGGACCTCGAAGCCCCAGCCGGTGCCGTGGACGCTGTACGGGGGCTCCACAACGCCGGGCTGATCCACAAGACCAGCGACGGGTTTGTGTTCGCGACCCGCGCGGCGTTCCGTCTCGTTGAGATGGTCGGCCAGGTCGTCTGATGGGCGAGTCCGAGTCCACGTCGGAGCTGGTCGCGTTCGGCCGGCGGCTTCGTGCCGTACGCAAGGAGCGCGGCGTCTCTCAACGCGATCTCGCCATCCGAACTGACATGTACGAAACGGAGGTAGGTCGCTATGAGCGCGGCGGGCGCGAGCCCAGGCTGACGACGATCCTCCGTCTCGCTCGCGGCCTGGACGTGCTGCCCGGCGAGCTGTTGGACCCGCTCGTCTGAACGCCCGCAGGGGCGCCACGCCGCAGGGCCGGGCGTGGCGCCTTACCATGCCGTTCAGGCTGGCTTCTCGACGCGATCCAGCATCGCCCAAAACATAGGCTGTTCGGAGAACCGCCGGTTGTAGCGAAAGGCGTACTCGTCCAGGTAGTTCTGTAAGTATTCGACGCTGATCGAGTGGTAGACGCCCCGGACGCCGTTCTTGAACAAGCCGAAGAACCCCTCGACGGTCTGCGTGTGGGTGTCCCCTTCGACGTAGACTTTGGCCGAGTGCTTGATCCGACGGTGCCCCCTGTAGCTCTTGCCGACGGTCTTGTAGGCGTCCCACTGGTCCGTGAACAGCATCGAGGACGGTAGGACGTGAGCCTGTACCGCAGCGGAGAGCGCGGGTGCGCCACGATCCGCGATCACGGCAGGACGCACCCTGCCGCCGCGCTCGACCGCCGCGAAGATCGTCGGCCGGTAGGTCTTCCGTAGATGCCCCCGTTTGGTCCGTTTCTCGTGCGCGCGGGGTTTGCCGCCGTAGGCCGACTCGTCCGCCTCCACGTCCCCGGAGAGCGGGCCTTGCGCCTCGTCGGAGAGAAGCGTCCTGATCTGCTTGAACATCCGATGCGCTGTCTTGTACGTCACGCCGATCTCGCGTTCGAGCTGCTTGGCGCTGATCCCGCACCGCGTCGAGGACATTAGATATATCGCGAAGAACCAGAGCTGCAAGCTGACCGTCGTCTTGTGCATGATGGTCCCGCTCGTCGGGTAGACGTGGTGTCCGCAGTACTGGCAGGAGTACGCCGAGCGGCCCGTGATCCGGTGGAACTTCGACGCCTTCCCGCACTTCGGGCACTCCGTCCCATCCCCAAAAAACTTCGCCTTCAAGTACTCCAAGCACGCATCGTTGTCCGGGAATAGCTCCAGAAAACGGTTGTACGTCATCGTGCTTTCGCTCGATGGCGCGGGGGCTACGGAGTCTCGTGATCTTGCGGCCATCCTCCGCATGATACCAAACACAAGTACGTGTGTCAAGTATCTTTAGGGTGCTCTAGCTTCTCTTTTGCTTGGTTCGTTGCTGCCCGTTCGAGGTCGCGCAGGAAGTCAGCCTCGGTGTGCTTGGGGTCCTGTAGCTCGGTCACATCCGACTCCGGGGGAGTCGGCTCGGTCTTCTCCGGGCGCTTACGTGCAGGCATACGGGCACCCCCTCGCTGGTCGATACAAAATGGTAGACACTCGGACGGTAGGGTGGTAGGCTGGTAGAACGCGAAGTGTGGACCGGGAGGGGATCGGACCCTCGTTCGGAGGGCTAAGTCTCCAAACGTGCACCAGCTACCCGGCCCATGTATCGCGTGTTTTTGAGATGCAACGGGCCCGGAGCCGCGCCCCCTACTTTTCCGGGATGGAGGCGCGGCTCCGGGGGTTTTATGTCGTCCCCAGCCCCAGCTAGGACATGCAGGGATCGACGGTGGTATCTATCTTCATGATCAAGGTTGCTCACTGCCTCCAGCAAGTAGATGGACCGGGGCGGCGGCGGCAACCTCTCGGCGCGGTGTCCGCTTCTTCGCCGGGCTCACCGGCCCATGCCCCTTGGCGAAGTTCTCGCCCGGCACCGTCGGCTTCCAACGGCCGATGGCACCGGCGCTCTGCATGTATCCCTTTGTCTTCGCGTTGCCGAAGGCTGCCTTCCATTTCGCGGGCTTGCGCAGAGCGAGAGCATCGTAAATGCGCTCGGCGGTGGCGAAGTCCATGCCATCCATGCCAGCCTCGATGCCAGCCTGAGCGATCACGGTTACGCGCTCGATGTCGGATGTCGCCCCCACGCGCGCAAGGCGATCCCCAAGCACCTTCGGATCGAGCGGATCGTCAGAGTTCCCAGTCAGGGGCGCGAGGGCCTTTCCTCCTCCGTTGTTGCCCCCGGGTGGTGGCGGGAGTTGGTTGACCCCGAGCGTCTCAACGAAGCCCGGCATATCGGTCAGCAGGGTCGTGAACCGATCGAAGGATGGCTCGTCCCCCTCGAAGCTAAGTTCGAGCCCGCTCGGCAGCTTGATCATGACCTTCATCATCGCGGCAGCAGTCTAGCACCCTCGGTCCTAGAAAAGTGCGCGACGGCTTTCTTGGGGACTTGGAGAGCTTTAGACGAACATCAGTTCGTACGTGCTCTGACTACACACTTGCCCGAGGATGCACACGGTTGTCGGTATCCCTATTGCCCGGGGTGCGTAGTTTCCCCGGATTCTGCTACGGTGCCCGGCCGCAAGGCGCCCCCGCGCTGCTGCAAACAGCCGGGGGCGTGACGACGCGACGGTTGGGGTCGCGGCGCGCCCGGGACGATACCAGCGCGTCGCAGCACCCAAGGAAGGGGTAGGCGATGCGGTGGGAACAGGCCATCGAGGAGTACCTGCGGGACCAGCGGCAGGCCGGGAGGATCAACAGCGAGGAATCGGCGCGGTCCTATAGGCGAGCGCTCATGCTCCACGCGCAGGACACCCCGGCGGGGCCGTTGGCCTCGACGCGGGAGGATATGAAGCGCACCCTCGCCCGGTGGTCGTACCCGAACACCCGGGCGTTACAGCACTCAATCCTGACGAGCTTCTACGACTGGACCTTGACGGAGGGCCTGCGGCAGGACAACCCGGCGCGCCAGGTCGCCAGGGCGAAGACACGCAAGCCGACGGTCGCGCGGCTGACTCGCTGGGAGGTCTTGGCGATGATCGCTGCTTGCGAGACGACTCGGGAGCGGCGGCTGATGCTGCTCGGAGCCTGTGCTGGCGCCCGGGCGGTGGAGCTAAAAGGGTTCCAAGGGCGGCACTTCGACCGCCCCGGATTCGTCTGGTTCTCGCCGGACATCGCGAAGGGCAAACGAGAACGGTGGGTGCCGGTGCTGCCCGAACTGGAGCCCGTCATCGCAGACATCCGCGCCACGGTCGGCGTCAACGACGTCGTGATCCGGGCGTGCGACAACAGTGGACGCAACCAGCGCCCCCCGACCTACAAGATCAGCCACAATGCGCTCGGCGCTCTCGTCGCCAGGATCGCCCACCGCGCCGGGATCGCCCGGCACGTCACGCCGCACCTACTTCGCCACGCCTTCGGGGACCATATCGCTCGGCACGCTGGCCTCAGAGCCGCACAGGCGATGATGGGCCACGCGAGCGTCAACACCACGGCGAGCGTGTACGTGGACCGCCCGGGCCTGGAGGAGCTGGCCGCGAGCGTGCAGGGCCTCCGGTTCGGAGAGGAGCCCATCGAGCGGCGCCGGGAGCGGTTCGAGAGGCAGACGCGAGCGGCTCAAAAAAATTATGCTGGAGCCCTTGACATGGGCGGGGAGGGTACGGTACGATGGCTCATCGCACGGTAACAACGGCTGTCGGGCGGTAAGATCCATTACCGACAGATAGAACGCCACTAACAACTGGAAGAAGGGTAGTCCATTGCCCCAAGACACCGCGATTGGCCCGAACCCGTCGGGACTCTGCATGTGCGGCTGCGGCACAAGAACTCCCCTTGCGGCCAATACGCGGGATGGCAACGTCCAAGGGCTTCCCACGCGCTTCCTTGTCGGCCATCGCGCCTCGATGCGCGATATACGCGACCGCATACGCCGGTTGCCCCACCCCAACCCCACGGGTCTTTGCTTGTGTGGGTGCGGGCACCCCTCTACCTCTGTCGAGACGGCGCCCCTGACCTACCGGCCGAAGCTGGAGCAGGAGCGCGCAGCGGAGCAGCTTGAACATGCGATACAGGCCCACGAATGGCTCGCGGTGCTGATGCAGGAATCCGACGCGATTCCGTTTAGCGTGTCGCCCTCGCGCTTCCCCAAGGCGAAGCGCCCATTACGCCGTACCGCTCCGGTGGTCGTCACCCAACTCACGGACCTGGAGGCCGCGTAATGACTCCCCTTGTACAAGACCGTCTCGCGCAGCTGGACAAGCTGATGCTCGACCGGTCAAACCACACGAGTTTCGAGGACGGCCACTGCGCGACGGAGCTGGTGTCGTGGCTCGCCGATGAACCGTTCAGCGACCATCCGGCTTGCCTGTCCCCAGTCCTCGGCGCGTTCCTACGCAACTGGAATGACAGCTTGGACGACGAGAGACGCCAGAAACTCAAGCCGTTCCTGCCGCGCACCATCGGGACTGCTGGGGACGGACATGATGAGGAGCGCGCGTGGCTCGTTACGGACTGGCTCGTTCGCGTCTGCGCCCCCACGTGGCTCGAACTCGCTGGGGTCGAGGAGTCGCCAGCAGCGCTTCGTGCGCTTCCTCCGTTGATGGATGGGGATGCCGCGCGTTCCGCGCAGGCCACGATCGAAAAGGCGAGGAAAGAGGGGGCAGCCGCCAGGGCAGCCGCTGGGGCAGCCGCTGGGGCAGCCGCCTGGGCAGCCGCTGGGGCAGCTGCCAGGGCAGCCGCCTGGGAAGCTGCCAGGGCAGCCGCCTGGGCAGCCGCTGGGGCAGCCGCTGGGGAAGCCGCTGGGGAAGCCGCCAGGGAAGCCGCTGGGGCAGCCGCTGGGGAAGCCGCTGGGGAAGCCGCTGGGGAAGCCGCCAGGGAAGCCGCCTGGGCAGCCGTTGAGCCGACGAAGGTGGAGTTGCAGGCATCGGCCTTGGTGCTACTGGGGAGCATGATCAGCCTCGGCGAATCGGAGCGGGAAGTGTCATGAGCGCCGCCGAGCAGATACCAGAGGCCGAGATCGTAGAGGAGGAGGAGCCACGCGAGGCTGTCTCCACTGCTCTAGCCGTGCGCCCCGGTTCGACTGACCTGATCCGCGCTGCCTCCCCAGCGGAGCAGATCGAGAAGGCTGTCGAAATGGCGACGGCGCTTGACAAGATCATCAAAGACCGGGGTATGCGCACCAAGATGGGCCGGCGGAAGGTCGTGAAGCCCGACGGCAGTGAGGTATGGGAGGACAGTTACCACACGAATGTGGAGGCGTGGCAGACCCTCGCCACGTTCCTCCGGGTGGCGATCGTCCCTGACGATCCCGAGCCAATACGCGATGACGAGGGGAATGTCAAGTTCGTCTCCTACGAGGTCGCCCGCGAGGTCTACCCCAAAGGCACGAAGGGGGCGCAGATTCGCAGCGGGAACGCGGTCCCCGAGCATGTCGAGCACGCGATGGTAGAAGGCGCCGAGGGGTTCACCTGCCGGTGCCTCGTCTACAAGGATGGTGTCGTTGTGGGCGCGGGGTCCTCGCGTTGCACACGTCTGGAGGAAGCGTGGCGCTCAAAGCCCGACTATGCGCTCGAAGGGATGGCGCAGACCAGGGCGATCGGCCGAAGCATGGCAACCCCCGGACGCTGGATCGTGACCCTAGCGGGATACAACGGTACGCCCGCGGAGGAGATGCCTCCCCAATTCGAGCAGGAGCCTATCGAGGCAGGCCCGAAGCACGGGCCAGCCGCGGTAGACCAGCAGCTCGCCAATACGCGCCTCGCTCTGGGCTATCTACTCAGCTGTGAGCCTGACCAGAACCCGGTCGGTGCGATGCTGAACGAGATTGAACGTCGCGCCGGAGGGTATCTGCCGCACCTGCCGCTCGCCACGATCTCACTCGCGGCGCAGGCAGTGAAAGACCGCCGCGAGCGGCAGAAGGCGAAGGCGACCACGAAGGCATTGCCCGACCGCGCTCTTGATGCTGCCGCCGAGGAGTTCACACGAGACCCCGACATGGAGCGCGCCGAAGCCATTCTCGCAGCGGAGCACGGAGCGCAGGCATGAAGATTGAACGGCAAGTATGTCTTCAGAGCACGTACATTCTGCGGCTTTTCGCGGCTAGGTTTGGAGGGTCCTCTAACCGATTGCCCCCCGCGCTGGTTGGACAGCCGGGGGGCGCGGCACCGAAAGGCGGTACCTTCCGATGCAGTCCGAATCCAAGCAGTTTCCCGACGGCGAGCCCGCGACGGAGCGCATCATCGTGTTGCAGTTCCTCCGCAAGGACCGCTCCGAATGGTGGTCCCGGACGGAAGTGCTGCGCAAACTGCGCGACATCGACCCGGACGCGGTGCGGGGGTCCTTGGCGCACCTGGAGCGCCTTGGGCTGCTCGACCGCGCTGGCGCGCGCTTCAAGGCGTCCGACGGGCTGCGGTACATCGATGTCGTCCTCGACCTCATCTGTCTGTGATGGTGGGCGTAACTTTCGGGCAGCGCCTACTTGCCGATTGAACTGGACCTGACTAAGAACGAGCGTGCCGCGATGTTGAAAGCGAGTGTCCGTAAATGCGGTCGCGGCCATGCGTCCTACCACACGCTGACCGAGCAGGCCGTGGAACGCAAGTTGCATGAGGCGATCCGGCGAGCGGAGGAGAAGAAGGCCCATGCCTGAGTCCTCTACCGAGCTGACGGTCCTCGACCGCGTGACAGGCGAGCTCGTAGACGTGCGCGGGGAGACCATGGAGCGCCTAGCCCGGTACATCACCGACCTCTTCGAGTTGCGCTCCCAACTCTCCGAGCAGGAGGAAGTTGTGCAGCGCGAGTTGCTCAACCGGCTCGATAAAGGAGCGTCGTGGACGGTGCGTGTAGGGGACTTCGAGCTGAAGGCGGCGAGCCCCACGGCGGCCACCGAGGCGTATGACCCGATGGGGTTGGACGCCGCGCTCGACCATCTGGTACTGAGTGATGAGATCAGCGAGGCTGCCGCCGACGGCGCGCTCATGCGCGGCGTCGTGATCGAGGTCGTGGTTCCTCGGTCAGCGAGCCCTGAGGAGATCGTGGACAAGCTCAGCAATGCGACGAGCATCGAGATTGCGGATGTGCCCGTCCGGGTGCTCCGGTGCGCCCCGGTACGCAAGCCGAGCGTCGCTGGTATCAATCGGCTCCGCAAGCTCCTGGGTGTAGGCGAGGCTCTTGACTACGCGAAGGTGAGACACGAACCGCCGCACCGGCGGGTGAAGGTCAGCTACGTGGGGGCGCGCCCGTGAGTGCCACCCTCACCGCACCTGGCGCCATCCATGACCGCTTGTGCGAAATCGAGAATGAGATGGCCCTCAAACAGAACGAGTACGAGGCTGCGGCACTCGCTCACTACCGTCAGCGGCGCGAGAAGGAAAAGTCATGGGCAGAAGAGTTCATGTCGTGCGCGTTCGAGGGTGACCGTAAGCGGACCGTTTCGGAACGGGAGGCGATGGCGGACCGCCAGACCGCGCTGATCGGCGTGGAGGAGGAGGCGCAGTGGGAGGCGTTGCGTGCGGTGATGCGCACGTTGGAAGCACGCGCCACGATTGGTCAGAGCCTGCTCCGTGCGCAGACGAGGGGCGCCTGATGGGCGACGAGCGCAATCTACCCGATAAGTTCCAGTCAGGTCGTGCTTACAGGGAGGCATTGACTGATGCGATACGACGTGCTGAGGCTGCCCAGCGCGCAGTAGTTCCTCTCTGTCCCGGCCCCGAAGGCTGCCATGCCCGCTACGACCGGGGGGATCTCGACCTGCTGCCCTTCTTGGAGCCGGCATGGCGCGACTCGCAGGAATGGGCGGCGGGGGCCGTGGGGCTTGCGTCTGCGTTGCGGTCAATCACTGGGAATCGGATGGAGGCCATGGCGTAATGCTTACCAAGGGAGAGACACGCGTCGGGCGCGAGCATAAGCCGTACGATTTCGGCCGACGTCAGCGGCTACCTTTGACCGATCGTCAGCAGCTCGTTCTCGATCTCATCCCTCCAGGCAAACCCCAGCGCACGGCAGCCATCGCAGGCGCGTTGGGCATTTCAAGGGATGCTGTCGGGGCTGCTACTTCCTCGCTCGCCCTGCGTGGCCTGATCCAGCGCTATGGCGTTGGGAGTTGGGTGCGACTGTGAGCCAACGCCACAAGGTGCTCTCGCTCCTCCGCCACGCCGGGGACTCGGGTGTCACGAACGCGGTCTTCCTCGACTGGCGTATCCCGCGGTTCTCGGCGAGGATCAGGGAGCTCCGTGAGGGGGGATTTGTGATCGAGACCGAGGCCGAGCACAGCTCCCGGGTGCGGTACACGCTCATGTCGGAGCCCGATGTCGAGCGAGCTGGCAGCAGCCCAGGCTTACCAGCTGGCACCCGGGGTGCCCCCGTTGCCGGCTTGCTGGGCACCGGGGTTGAGGGCGATGGCGGGGAGGGTTCCCCGGATGCTGGTGACGCATCGTCTGGGCGTCACCCATCCTCAGTGGGGGCCGGGCACCCCGTCGTCGCCCTCAGCTCCGAGCGGCTGTTCGACATGGAGCCTGAGCGTGTAGGCCACTACGACCGCGAGGCCGCATGAAACGTTTGTTCTACCTGTGGCTTCGCTGGCGGGGCTACAAGATCAACGAAATCATCCATGTGCAGCATGTAGATGATCTCTTCTCGAATCCACCGCGCGTCTATCGGCGGTCTAGCGAGCTGGTGATGCGAAGAGGTCTGTCGGTGCACACCCTAAGATTCCGGCACCTTGACGCCGAGCAGTTGGAAGCGGCCCTAATCGAGGAGGGCGTGTGACTCCTCCGCTCAAGCAGCACGCCGTAGAAGCCGAGCGCAACTGCGACTCGTGTGGTGAGGTACAGGATCAGGTCTGTCTCGCGAGCAACGCTCCTTGTGGGCATCATTGCAACCACTCATGGTCGCATGATCGCTGTTGTTGGTGTGGTCAGGAGTGGGGCGACGAGCTTGCTCCGCAGCGCAGGCGACGGGAGAAGTCATGAGCGCGCACAAGGCACCCGCGAGCGCGATCCCTCCTCCGATTCCTCAGACCTTGAGTCTCCGGTTCTGCGCGGTCTGTGGCCGCCATGACCGCTTCAAAAACCTATCGCTTCGCCACTATCCCCTTGCCCCTACTGCGAACGAGCTAGGCGGGCGCCTGTGTAGGGGGGAAATCGTGGTCGCGGTTTATCGCTTCGATCGCGTCCAAAGACCGAAGCGGGAAGAGCCATGAGCGACCAGCCGATAGCGGCCAACGTGATTGAGGCTGCGAAGGGTGCATTCTCCCGCGCCGTTATCGGTGCCCCGGCCGATTCCTTGTCGTGTGGGATCGAGGCCGCGATTCGTGCCGCTGACGAAGCCCGCGGGCTGACTGTAGAGGCGAGGCATGGGCACCTGGAGTTGCGGACCCACGAGCGTCTTGTCGGTCCTTGGGTGCTCGTGGGTGGGGGGGCGTGAATGCCGTGGGTCAAGCTCGACGACAGCATCGACCAGCACCGCAAGATACGCCGGGCGGGCAACGAGGCCGCGGGAGTCTGGATGCGTTCACTGTGCTACTCCGCGGGCGCCCTTACAGACGGCCATGTGGACCCCGAGTGGTTGGTGGAGCGTACGGGGAGCAAGGCGTCGAAGGTGTCGGAGTTGCTCGTTGTCAGCGGCCTGTGGGAGCCCAACGACGATGGGTGGGGGATTCACGACTACCTGGACTTCAATCCTTCCCGCGCGTCGGTTCTTGCGAAGCGCGAATCGGACGCGGCGCGGAAGGCGAAGAAAGTCTGATGAGATTCCATACGGAATCCACGAGGATATCCGGCGGGACTCCCGTTGGATTCCACGCCTCGCGCGTACGCGCGCATCGCGGGGGTCCCGTACCCCTACCCCTACTAGGGACCAACCCTCTAGTGATCTCTGGTCGAGGTTGGCAATGCGATAGGCACGGAGAGGCCCTAAGCATCTGTGGTCGCATGGGTGCGCAGCCCTGGTGCTCCACCGCGACCAGGAGATCGAGAGGGGGTGTTTCTGATGGCAACGACTCTCGACGGTAAGACACGGAGGCTCGCCGGTGAAGCGCGGCAGGCACGGATTGGTGCCGAACATGCCGAGGCTGCGCTGTTGGCGCACAAAGCTGAGGCGCGCCAGGCGAAGTTCCTCGATGCGCACAACGAGAACCCGAGTCCGGGTCTTCTCGCGGCATGGGAGCCCGTCCGGCGGCGGATACAGGACCTGATCGCCGAAGAAGGGGGCGAGTGGAATACATGGCTGGCGATCGTTCACCCGCACCGTGTTCGTGATGGCGAGTGGTGGCTTGCGTGCCCTCCGAACGTGCGTGGCTGGGTCGCCGAGCGCTACGGTCGCCGGTGGGGATGGGCGTGCCAGGCGCCTGTTCGTTTCGTGGGCTGCACCCATAAGGCGGCGTTGCCGCAGATCGAGAGGCAGGCATGAGCGACGAGCGCGAGACGGGTCGGGCCGCTACGCATACGGACTCGCAGGAGGACGCGATTCTCGCTGCGTGGCAGGCCACGGACGCCCTGTTGCGGCGATATCCTTGGATGGCATTCCGTGCTGGCTATCGCGCAGGGAGGATCCGCGCTGTAGCTGCCGAGGCCGAGCGAGACGCGCTGAGAGAGGCATTGAGGAATCCAGGTGGGGAACTGCTCCAGGCCATGTGGGCCGATGGCCCTGACCTGCGCGGTATCGACGGCAGGTTCCCGGTGACATGGGCAGACAGGGCGCGAGAGATTCTGCGTAGGTTTGCGGAGCACATCGATCCTGTGTTCGCGGCCTCCGTCTCCAAGGAGAAGGTGAGCAGTGAGTTGAGCATCGCCGCGCAAACAGCGATGGAAGACGCACTGGATGCCGCGGTAGCAAGCGACGGGAACACGATGCCCTGTGATTTCCGTCATGGCTGGCTCGCTTGCCGTGAGTGGGCTGAGAAACGTCACGTGGAGCGCATGGGACCCGTGGTGTTGGCGACGAGCGAACAGGAGCGTCGGGCTATCGCGGCCGAGGAGCGCGAGCGGGAGACGCGCCAGGCCCTCGACAAGGTGTGTGCTCTGGTCGCCGTACCTGACTGTGCCTCCTGCCACGCGGAGGGCATCGACTGGGAAGGCGACGAATGGGCGCCGTGCGAGTGTGTCCTGACCTTGGAGCGCGAGCGGGCACTCCGCGAGGCGCTGGGCGAGCTGGTGCGTCTCCACGACCTCAAGGTAAAGGATCAGGCTGCGTATGCGCGGGAAGGCGGTGTCGCGAAAGAGCTTGCATGGCAAGCTGGCCGTGTAGCCCTGGCCTGCACCGCACTACAGGAGATGCCGCGGTGAGCGCGCAGAGCATAGAAGCGCTCGCGCGAGCGAACCGGACTCGTCTCGGGATAGCGGCGGTAAGAGCCGCGGTCAGGGCGCATGAACTCTCGATCGAGGCTGCGCTGCTCGACCCGCGTGCCCGGTCGATGGGCGTGGCGCGGCTCCTCATCGCACAATATGGGTGGGGGGATGACCGGGTAGCTAGAGCGCTGACGAGCGCCTCCAGTCATCTGTGGGAGTCGCCACCCCGGTTGCCGTTTGTCCACCGGGCTGTGGGCTCGTTGACGGAGCGTGAGCGTGCGGCGATCGTCCAGGCGTGCAAGGAGACCGGACGGTGAGCAAGGTCATCGAGGGACCGGATGGGTACTGATCTGATGGTGGTCGCTGTGAGGTACTGGCAAGGACGCGGGTGGGCGCCATGAAAAGAGTTGCGTATGACGCTTGGGATGCCTGCTGGCGTATCCAAGAGAAGCTGTCATCAAATACGTGCTGGGAATCGCTGTTGTGGCTGCGGTTCGTGTCTCGTGCCGCAGCCGAGGAATATCTGGAGCGACTGCTGGTAGCCGACGAGGAGAGACGGTGAGCCGACTCTGCGCATGTGGCTGCAAGTGCTCCCTGGAGGGGAAGCGCAGGAACGCCCGCTACGCATCCGCAGCGTGTAGGACGCTGGATTGGAAGAATCGGCATGGCATCGTCGGCATACGCTACGTAAAAGCGTCACAGAACGAATGGGACGGGGGTTTGCAGAGCGCTTTCGGCTCCGTGCGGCGGCAAATGAAGCTCCTGCTTATCCTCACCGCTCCGTCTCTTGGCCCCGAGAAGATCGACGCCCTCGTTGACTACCATGCCGCCGCCACGTTGCCTGAGCGACAGCGGGCGAGACTCCAAACACGACAGAAGAAAGCAGCATGAGCGGTATCGGCGATCTGCTGCGCGCCGATCCCGCGCCCTTGTTGGACGAGTTGCGGGAGCTACGCCAACGCGAGGCGACCATCCGCGCGGAGATTAGCCTGACGGAAGCGGCGCTTGAGATGCACGAGAAACAGGGCCACGTTCGTCGCTTAAAGAAAGCGCGGCGTGGGAAGGGCTATCCGAAAAAACCACCGATGTGGGAGATCGTATGAGCCGCGGGTTCTCTATATGGCTGGCACTTCTTGGGGGTGGCTTTGTAGGCTTTACGGGGGTCTGTGTGGAATTGAAGCCGGGAGGGTGGGGAATAGCCGCTGCTTGCGGCCTCTTCTTCTGCTGGCTCATTCTCATTGGCTGTGTTGCGGAGAAGATGGGCCAATGATCGAGCCTTTGGAGCCGTCGTTGACGGTGTACGACCGGGAGGTGCTAGCCCAGGTGCCGAGGGGCGGCGACTGGGAAGCAAGGCTGCGCGAGGGTGGACCTGAGAGGAGCTTGTGGCAGGTCGCGGAAGCTCTCGACACGATCGAACTGGTTGGGCTCGCGCAGGTCCTTCTCGGCCTTGAGCGGTTTGGGTATGTGACGAGTCTGCGTAGGTCACGTACGGTGTGGTGGCGCACCGAGCGTGGGGATGAGGCGGTGGGCTCGTGAGCGACCGTATGTGCCCGAACGAGGCATGCGAGCACCACGGGACACGGCTGCTGGGGGCTGTGACTGCGGGACGCCGCTGGTGCCGTACAGCATCCTGCCCATCGTCCATCGCATGGAAAGGTGAGATCTCTGCTGCTCCTTCGACACCGCCGAGAAGCCATTGACCATAAATCTGAGAGTATGGCGCCGGTGATGCTCGTCCAGCAGATACGGAGCATCCTTGCCAACATGGAGCTGCTGGCGCACGGCTCGACGGCAAATTGGAGTCCCACAGGCCGCTCGCATGGTGGCAGCTACGGCAGACCCCCTGGTGATGAGCATCCTCCTCACGAGCACTGGGCGAAACGCTGGGAGAAGGCGGTCTACGACGACTTGGAGGAGGAATACCGCGAGGCGACCATGATTACGCGGCATCGCAAGCGTGTGATTGAGAAAGCCCAAGCGGACCTGGACAGCTACCGCAAGCGAGCAGAGGGCCGGGTTGTGGGCGAGAGTGAGGAGAGCCTAGAAGCGCGTGTCGTTCGGGAAGGCACCGGCTGGACCATCGAGGAGGTTGCACAACACTGTCGATGCACGCCGACCTTTGTCCGCAGAGCGAGGCGCAAAGCGGGCATCGATGAGCAGCACGGGAAGGGTATAATCGTGGAGATGGTCACGCGCGACGAACGTGCTGAGAAGGCGCGAGCCATGCGGGCCAGAGGCTTGCCACTGCGGGCGATAGCGATGCATCTCGGCTGCGATGTGGCGACCATCCACCGGGATCTGGCGAGGGCAGCGTGAGGAAGGACGTCAAGATCACGCATTCTGTCCAGCGGCCGTGTACACTGCAACACGTCGTTCGGCGTGGTGCGCCCAAAACGGCGACTGGCTTCATCTATTTCCTCGCACCGACGCAGGACCAGGACCCCATCAAGATCGGGTTCACGAAGGAACTCCGACTCCGCCTCCTGACGTACATCGGGCACTCGCCGGTTGACCTGGCGCTCCTCGGCTTGGCTGAGGGCACGGCAGATGTGGAGCGGCATCTGCACACACTCTTCAAGCTAGACCGGCTGCACGGCGAGTGGTTCCGGTCCTCAAGTGAGCTGCGCTCTATCGTGGAGGCATACCGCTACCACGATGGCGGCGAGATACCCGAGATCGAGGTATGCGCGTCGATGAGCAAGCTGTGGGGTCGCCAAAGCACTGAGGAAACGACAGTAGGGAGCCGCCGGAGAGCGGCGCGAGGGGATCGCAAAATCCTTCCGTGGATGGCGCGATGACCAAGCGGTGGGAGTTGTGCGCCCAAACCCAAGGAGCGCGAGGGACCTGGGTTGGTGGGGCCACGTTGGGGCCACGTTGGGTCTACTTGCGGGACCGGTTCTATGGTCGATGCTGAAGTGACCCAAGGAGCACACCCGTGAGCGATGAGCCTTCGCGCTATGCGGCTTTCTCTGACTGCGAGGTGCAAGCCCTAATCGACGGCCTTGATGCATGGGACGGCGAGACGGCGGCGATCTCGATGCACCGCCGCGAACCATACGTCGCCCTGATGGACGAGCTTGAGGCCGAGTTAAAGCGTCGCGGCCTGGATCGCAGGTAAGCGTGATGGAGGGCCATGTCAACGAGCTACCTGCCGCAGCCGATCGCAACTCGGGTTCTCCGCGACGGCCGATTGAACTGGTGCGCTTGGGCGATGGAGCCCGGCGGTGTCTGGGTTCTCGTCGGTAGACGCCTGACTCGCCGTGGCGCAAAACGAGAGCTTCGCTGGTTTCTACGAGGTCTGTGGTAGATGCCCTCGACTGTCGCCACTCCATGCCCGAACTCCACCGAGACCGGATGCCGCTGCTGGGAACACGATCTAGGGCTGAGCCGCTACTGCCCTTCCCAGCTAGCCGAGGCATACGAGGCGATCCTCGCGCCACTCCGCAAGAAGCCGACGGCTCTCTGCGTCCTGGACCTGGACGATAAGCCAGCTTGCAATGGGTCGATGACATGCGATTGCGAGTCGTGCGCAAAGGACCGCGCTTCCCGAGTAGCGGTCGGTGCAGGCCCAGCGCAGTTCAAGCCGCGTCCAGCAAGGAGAGCAGCATGAGACGAGCAGCCGACATGCCGTGGCCACCAACCGTTGGCGAGCCGTACATCGTTGATGACGCGCTCGGCTCCTTTACCGAGATCGTTATGCCAGGCGCTTACACGAACGCGCGCTCACTCGGCCAGGATCGAACGTTCGTCATCGCTGAAGACGAGTGGAGCGACGACTACACCATGCGCTGCATCAAGCAAGTCGAGGCGCTCTCGGCATGAAGACCATCGCAGGGCACGTCCGGGTCTCCGCCCAGCACCTTGAGGAAATCAAGCTGGCGGCCGAGGACGAACGAGAGCTATACGAGGCACTGAGCAGACAGGTCGGCTGGTCCTGCTCCGATGGCACCTACTACCAGGCGGGGCGGGGGTCAAAAGTCTACGAGGCGCCTTCATGACCTGCCTCAGGTCAAAAATCCCCCCATTCTTGTTTTAAGCTGCTGGGTGGCTGTTCGGGCGAGCACATATGAGCGCGGGTATGGCCCGGAGCATCTTGCGGAAAGAGCGCGTGTTGGCCGGCTTGTGGAGTCCGGCGGGGCGTTTTGTGCGCAGTGCGGTGGTTGGATTGAGCCGGGGTCGCGGTGGTTTCTTGGGCATGACCATCGGAATGGTGGGTATGCGGGGCCTGAGCATTCGGGGTGTGGGGTTGGGGAGCGGAATCGGCGTGTGTTGGGGAAGAGGCGTAGGAGCCGGTCGAGGGCATGGTGGTGAGCGATGCCTGCGCGGAAGAAGCCCGAGCGGACGGTCGCGGCGGCGGTCGAGCGCGACCTAGCCGATATCGCTAAGCGCGATAAGGCGCTGGCTGAGTCTTCCCTGGCGATGAGCGCGCTGCGTCTCGCGCGGGAGATGGACAACTCGGGCAACTCGGCGACCTCGAAGAGTATGTGCGCCCGCGAGCTGCGGGATACGCTGGACCGTTTGCGAGAGCTGGCGCCACAGGAGGTTCCGAGTGACCGGCTCGACGATATTGCTCGCCAGAGAGCGAAGCGCCGCGCCGCCGGTTAGGGGCTCCCAGCAGGCGAGGATCTGGCACGCTCCACCGTTCATGTCTTCGACGGGGGCCGAAGCGATCGATTTGGCGAGGATGGCGGGGCTGATTCTCGACGAATGGCAGTGCAAGCATTTGACTGCGGGGCTGGGCGAAACGGTGGGGGGCCGGTGGGCGGCGTTGGAGGTCGCGGAGGTCGCGCCGAGGCAGAACGGGAAGAATGGGGAGCTTGAGGCGCGGCAGTTGACGGGCTTGTTTCTGCTTGAAGAAGACCTTCAGATCCACTCGGCGCACATGGCGGACACCAGCGTTGAGCAGTTCCTCCGGCTGGAAGCGTTGATCGATGGGACCCCGGAGTTCAGCCGGCGCGTGAAGAAAATGGATCGCGGGAAGGGCAGCGAAGCGATCCAGCTCCACCGGCATCCGAAGACCGGGCGGGCACCGCGGCTTAGGTTCCGTACGCGGACGGGTGGCGGCGCGAGGGGCTTCTCGGCGGACACGGTGTACCTGGACGAGGCTTACGACTGCCCGCAGGCTTTTCATGGCGCGTTGATGCCGGTCGTGTCGGCGAAGTCGATCACGGGGAACCCGCAGCTCTGGTATTCGAGCAGCGCGGTTGACCAGGAAATCCACCCGGACGGCATCGTCTTGGCGCGGTTGCGTGAGCGGGCGTTGCGAGGCGATGATCCGTCGCTCGTGTACGCGGAGCACTCGGTGGACGCGGACGGTCCCGGGGCTGTGACACCCGAGATGGCCGTGGATGTCGAGCGGTGGGCGGAAGCGAACCCGGCGCTCGGGGTCAGGATCAGCGTTGAGCATGTTGCGCTGGAGCAGCGCTCCATGTCAGCCCGGACGTTCGCAATCGAGCGGCTTGGCGCCGGGGATTGGCCCGATACGGACGAGTCAGCGAAACGGCCGATCAGCCCCGATGCATGGGACGCCTGTGCGGACCCGGAGTCCATGCCGACGGGGCAGTTCGCCCTGGCGTTCGATGTTGACCCCTCGCGTACCCGATCATGCGTGGCGATAGCTGGGCATCGTTCGGATGGGAAGTTTCATGTTGAGGTGCTGGAGCACAAGCGGAACACGAACTGGATAGCCGACCTGATCGAGGCTGTGATCGCGAAGAACCCTCCGGCGTCCATCGTCGTGGATGTATCGGGGCAGGGCGCCGCGCTGCTCCCGGAGCTAGCGAAACGCGGGGTTGAGGTCACGCCCGTCTCAAAAGCAGAGCACGCGCAGGGCTGCGGCATCATTTTCGACGCCGTGAAAGACGGTGTACTGCGCCATCTCGGGACCGCGGAGTTGAAAGAGGCGATCAGGGGTGCGATCAAGCTGAAGCTGAGCGACCGTTGGGCGTGGTCGCGGCAGGACAGCACGGTCGATATCACACCGTTGGTAGCGGTCACGCTAGCGCTATGGGGTGCTCAGGCGTTGCCGCCGCAGGGCACCTCGGCTGTGATCGACTTGAACTTGGTGCTCGCCGAGATGCGCGAAGCCGGCGAGGAGATTTAGCGGCCCCGCCACGGGATCGCAGGGACGAGCGCAAAGACCTTGTGGCCTTCGGATATGGCCTCATCGATCAGGTGCTCAGCCATCCCGCTGGATGCTTGTTCGAGAAGTTGCTCCGCGACTTCGTAAGCGCCTTCTGTGTAGGCGCCAAGGGGCACAACTTCGAAGTGATGGAAGGCGTCATCGCTCGCCTTCTGGATGGCCTCTGGTAGGTCGTCGCGCTCCCAGAGAACGAGCCCATAGGGTCGGTTCATGTCATCGGCTCCGTGCTCAGACTGGCCGCACCGATCGGGACACCAATTGCGGCGAGGTCCGCCGTGGACGTGGCTCTCCTTCCGCTGTAGCCGAACGGTCTTCAATGTCGGGCGCTGCCGCTCGAGCGTCGCAGTATGTGGCGAAGTAGGACGACACTTCGTCGATCGTGAGGCGATAGGACTTGCGGCGGAGACGGGTCATGTCTTCTCCTTCTTCGGTGGCTTGCAGACCGGGCAAGAGCACGTTGGACGGTGGACACGCGGCGTCGTCTGAAGTCGCCCATCGTTTTGGATGACAGCTTGCACGCCGAGCGATACGGCAGTGTTGAGCCGCTCCTCGATCTGCTCGGTGCTCGCGGCGAGGACGCGCCGGATGAACACTTCGCGCGGGATGTCGCCGCGCTGCCGGTCGATGGTGGCGAGCAGGTCGTCATCGAGGCGCAGGCCGATCTGTTGCATTTGCAAACAAATGATAGCACAATGAAAGGACCCCCGATGGAGGCTTCCACTGCCGCACCCGCCGAGACCGAGACCCCAATCGAGTACCCCGAAGGCAGCACCTCGCTACCCGAGCAGGCGCCCCCCGAGGCCGCGGAGCCCGAGGTCGAGCTGACACCATGCACCATGCTCCTGTCCACGGGGCAGCGCCGGGCGCTCGTGAGCCGCGACGAACTCATCCAGCAGATCGAAGCCGCCGACCCGTGGGTGATGGTCAAGGCGAGTGACGGGGTGCTTGTCCGGGTGCGCGCCGAGCACATCATCAGCTACGAGTAGCAGTGGGCCTCCTGAAGCCGCCCGTCGAGCAGGAGCTGTCGTGGCTTGAGTCCGTGATGACCAAGCGCCTCGTCGTGCACCTCGTATCGGGCCAGTCGATGGAAGGGTCCCTGTCGGCGATCACGGCGGACGGGATCATTCTTCGCGCGGCGAAGCTTCTGCTCCCTGAGCAGAAATCGACGGGGATGGCCGGCGAGGTTTATATACCGCGCGAGCAGGTCGCTTTCGCGCAGTTGAGCTAAACCCCGGAGGGGCCATGCAGATCCTGACGGACGATGGTCACTTCGTACGCCACGAAACGGGGTTGGAGAAGCGCGGCGCCAACCCGTTCCTCGAATGGGGGACCACGGCCCCGCCATCGCCGGGTTCCACTGGTGGCCATGTCGGCGGCTTGCACGTCACGCAGGAGAGCGCCAGTCAGATCGCGGCTGTCTACGGCTGCGTCTCCCTCCTCGCCGACTCCGTGGCCGCATTGCCATTGCGGATTCTTGACCGGCCGACACCGATGGTCGCCACGGCACAAGAACTCAAGCCGTCGGTGCTTATCACCGAACCGTGGGTCGAGGGAGAACTCACGGACTGGCTCGTGCAGTTCGTGTGGGGCCTCGCGCTCGGCGGAGAGTTTTGGGGGCAGATCGTTGAGCGCGACCGGGACCTGTACCCCACGCAGATCATGCCGGTCCCGAACAGCGAAGCCTCCGCACGGAGGATCAGGACTGGCAAGGAAGCGGGCGTCATCGAATACAGGTTCGCCGGGCGCAGGGTCAACCCGGACGATGTGTTCCATGTCAAGTACCAGTCAATGCCGGGCATGGTCCAGGGGCTGAACCCGATCCGGTGCATGAAGTACCCCTTTGGCTTGGCGCATGTGCAGGACGTGTGGGCCGCCGAGGTATTCCGCAACATGGCGTCTCCGGGTGGCGTGATCGAAGTCCCGAACACTCTGTCGCCCGAGGCGACGAAGCAGATGGTCCGCGACTGGATGGCCGCACACCAAGGGCCTCACCTGTCGAACCTGCCGGCGGTGTTGACGGAGGGCGCGAAGTTCAACCCCACGATGTTGACTCCGGAAGACGCGCAGCTTCTTGAGTCGCGGGGGTTCACGGAGTCGCAGATATGCGGGCGTATCTTCCGGGTGCCTCCGCATATGGTCGGGATCGTTGACCGCTCAACATCGTGGGGTCGGGGGATCGAGCAGCAGGAGCGCGGGTTCGTCGTTACCACCCTCCAGGGGTACCTGACGCGGATCGAACGCGCGATCACCCGCGTACTACCTAAAGGCCAGTACGCGAACTTCGACCTCTCTCACCGTCTGCGGGGGACGATGCTCGAACGCGCCCAGGCCGCGAGCCTCCTGATGCTCTGCGGCGCGTGGTGCGCGGATGATTCCCGTGCTCTGTTCGACCAGCCCGCGCTACCGGAAGGCAAGGGCAAAGAAGTGTACGCGCCAATCAATACCGAGATGTATGAAAAGGCGAAGGCTGAAGCGGAAGAGTCGATCAAGGCCGCGAAAGAAGAAGCCAAACCCATGCCAGGCGATGATGGTTTCGAGGAAGAGGAACCGGGAGGTAAGAGGAATGGGTGAGCACTCGCTTACGCTTGAGCTAATTTCCAGCGAAGATGACCTCAAGAAGGCCATCCGTGCCATCCTCCGGGATGGCGAGGACGAGACGCGCGTCCAGGTAGTCGAGGCCGCACGCTCACTGAAGCTCGCCGAGCTGATCCCCGATAACTGGAACGCGGATGGGTCGCTGAAGGAGGGCAGGGCGGCGTGGGATGCCCTGGAGCAGCGCGACACCGCTAACGATGTATTCATTGGCCTGGAGAGCGTCCTGATCGACCTGTTCGCCGAGCAGTACAGCCGATGGAGCGTGTGGGTACAGGATTGGTGCGGCGGCGGCGAGACGGGGTATACGGTGATCTACCAGCTCGCCGGGGACCTATTCTCTGCCCCATTTTTCTTCGATGATGAGAGCAAGATCACGATTGACACGGAGGCCGCGGTCAAGGTCCGGCCGATCACCTGCTACGTCGAACGCCAGAAAGACCCGGGCCTTGAGTCCCGCAAGCGGAAGGCCGAGGCGCTTATGCGCGCGCGGACGTTCGACCACCGGACATTCCCCGCGAGCGAGATGGAGCTCCGCGAGGCCGACGACGGCGTGCTCAACTTGACGGGGTACGCGAGTGTCACCGAGACACCCTACGACGTCGGTTTCTACACGGAGCGCATCGTCAAGGGCGCGTTCAAGCGGTCGCTTGGCGAAGACCCCGACGTACAGCTCCTCGTCAACCACGAAGGCTTGCCGTTGGCGCGCACCCGGTCGGGCACCATGAGCCTCGTCGAAGACTCCCGTGGCCTCAAAGTGGAGGCGCGCCTAGACGCCGAGGACCCTGACGTGCAGTCCCTCGCCCGGAAGATGAAGCGCGGCGATATCGACCAGATGAGCTTCGCGTTTATCGCCCGCGAGCAGGAATGGAACAGCGACTTCACCGAACGCGCGATCCTGGACGCCGGCATCCATCGTGGCGATGTGTCGGTGGTCAACCAGGGCGCGAACCCGGCTACGGTGGCAAGCGTCCGGTCCCGCGAGGCGCTACGCACCCTTCAGCGCGTCGGGATCGATGGGGTAGCAGCGGCGCTCCAGGAGCTACGCGCCGGGAAGGCGCTCAGCGCGAGCACGATGGAGGTCTTGACACAGGTCCTGGAGCTGGTCGCGGACGCCGACGAAGCCGTCGATCGCGCTCAGCCGCTGCTCGCCGACCTGATGGGTGTCCCGAACCCCGACGAGCCCGGAGACGACGATGGGGACGATGGGGACGAGGAGCGGTCGCAGGTGCTCATCGCGCCCTCCTACGCGGCGATAGCCCGCGCGAAGCGCGACCGGCTGATGAGGGCCGCATGATGCGCGGCGCACCTCCCCTGCACCCCAGACGGTCCAGTAAACCGAAGCACTGCAAACGCTGCGGCGGCTTCCATGCGGGCCAGTGCGCGCTCACCAAGACCTTCTCAGGCGCCCTCACTCGCCCGGAGCTCGTCGAGGGCTCCGAGCGCAGGGAGCGACTGAAAAGGATGGGTGTGCGATGAGCCTTCAGGAACAGGAGCATGGCGCACAGAGCACGCCCGAAGTCAAGACGATCGACCAGCTCCCCACGATCCAGAAACGGACAAGCCCGGTGTCGCCGCCGGTGAACGCTGAACAGGAGCGTTCGGCGCAGCGTACTGCAAGGGACCGGGAGGCCAAATGACCGAGACCGCCGAGGTGGGGCGCCTAACTGAGACCGACCCTCCGACCCCTGAGCAGCGTGCTATCGCCCAGGCAGCCGAGGAACGCGCCTGGGGAACCCTCCGCGAGTCTCCGGTGTACGGCATCGACGGGCAGCACAGCCACTTCGCCGACCTCGCGTTGTTGCGCCGCAAGGGCGACCAGCAGGCAGCTGGGCGCCTGGAGCAGCACGGCAAGCAGATGCGCCGGCTCCCCCGGGAGACCCGCGCGGCCCCCGAAGGCGTGCAGATGGAGTACCGGGTGCCCCCGGCGCGCGTGACCGGCCAGGGACTCGAATTCGCACCCCCGTTGTGGCTCAACGAGCTGTTCGCGACAGCCCCCCGTCCGAGCGCTGTGATCCAGGGCCTCGCACCCTCCTTCACGCTCCCGCCTGGCGTCTCCTCGGTCAACTTCCCCAGGATCACGCAGGGCACCAGGTCCCCAGTCCAGATCGACGGGTCCGCGATGGCCGACCAGGACATCCTCACCGCACAGTGCTCAAGCCCCGCGGTCCCGTTCGCCGGCATGTCAGACTGGTCATTGCAGTCCCTTGAGCAGTCCCCAGCGGGGGCGAGCCTGGATTGGGTGGTCTTCAAAGACCTGGAGGAGGACCTGGACTACCAGGTCGAGCTACAGATCCTCACTGGCACCGGAGTAAGCGCTGGCGACGAATGGTATGGGCTGCTGAACCTCGCCGGGACGAACAAGATCGAATACACCGAAGCCGCTGAAGCCGCCAAGATGTTCCCGTTTATCGGCCGGGCGATGGCGCAGGTCGGCGTGAAACGTAAGCAGCCCCCCGAGTATTACATGATGAGCACAAGCCGCCTCGCGTGGCTGTCGCTCACCGCCGATGTAGAACGGCCGCTGCTGTTCACTGACAATGTGGGGCAGCTCCGGCCAATCGTGAGCCTCGCGGGGGTCGCTGTCGAACTGAACGATGCGATCCCCAACACGCTGGGCGCCGGCGAAGAAGACACGATCCTTGCGTGCCGGCCGAGCGACTATGTGATCCTGGCAACGGAGCCCGTGTCGAGCATCTTCCAAGACCTTCCGAGCGGCACTCTCGGTGTGAGGTTCCAGCTTCGGCGGTATGTCGCCGCGATCCTCGGCCGGTACCCCTCTGGGGTGTCGTACATGGCCGGTTCGGGCATGAAAGTAGCAACTGGCTTCAAGTAGTAAGTAGCGCTGCGGCGTAGTGGAACGGGACCATGCTGGCCTCATAAGCCGGAGAACCGAGTTCGACTCTCGGCGCCGCCATGTAGTAACGACCCGCGTTGGACCCCGCCTGCTGGCGTTGGACACCCACACCCTTGTGCGTGCACCGCCCTGGCTGCGCCGGACACCGCCCGGGAGCAAACACCAAAGCGCCCCTTGGGGCGTACTCCCGAAAGGAACCAGAGCATGTCTGCGACAGCGACAGAGCCAACGCTGCTGGAGAAGCTCCAGGAGCGCAAGGCGGAGCTAGGCAAAGAGTGGGACGACCTGATCGACGCGCGTGAGCAGGAGCGCACCGCGTTCGAGGCCCGTCAGGCCGAGACGGACACCGAGAAGCGACCCTCCGACACCGATGTGGACGCCTTCAACAGCGCGGAGAAAGCGTTCCAGGAGCACTCGGAGCAGCTCGGCGAGCAGATGGAGGCCCTCGTGGAGCGCATCAAGCTCCAGGAAGAGAAAGCAGAGCGCAAACGCGCCAGCGAGAAAGCTGCGGGCGAAAGCGTAGAGGTCGTGAGCGAACCCGCCGTCTACCGCGCCGACAACGCGCAGGAGGCGTGCTACCTGAAGGACCTTGCCGGGAAAGACCCGACCCTCCGCGGTGCTATCAGCCGCGACTGGGGCGCTGCGGACGAGCGCCTGAAACGGCACGGCAAGGAAATGGAAGACCTCCTGCCGAAACTGGAGGTCGAGCGGCAGCGCCGCGCGGAAGCACAGATCGAGGATGAGGACCGCAAGTTCCGGCGCAGCATGGCAGCCGGGATGCAGCAGCACGGGTTCTCCCGCTCAGAAGTCAACCGACTCCTGTTGCGCGGTGGGATCGAGGAGAGCCCCTTCGAACGTGCCCACTACACCCCCGGGTCGGAGTCCCGCGCCGCACCATCACGGCAGCCTGGCGCCGGCGGCGAATTCGTGCCGCCAAAGTGGGAAATCGACAAGTTCCTGATCTACCTCCGTGCCGCACGGACGATCGCCCCGTTGTGCCGGAACCTGGAGGTCCCGGCGGGCACGAACACGGTGAAACTCCCGAAGATCGTGGTCCCGACCGAAGTCGCACCCCAGCTGCTCGACAACGCAGGGGTTGCTTCAAGGGACATCACGACGGGGTATGTAGAAACGGCGTTCAAGACCCTCGCGGGCCAGGAGGACGTCGCGATCCAGTTGATCGAGCAGTCCCCCGACGAAATCTTCGCGGAGGTCGTCATGGAGGATCTGCTCGCGGACTACAACCTGAAGATCGACCAGAACATCAGCTACGCCGCGGGTACGGAAGTGAAGAACCTCGCGGGCGGCACGATCAAGGGCCTCTACCCCGCGAGCAACTGGGAAGCGAACACGAACGAATCCACGGAAATGGAAAAGATCGCGGCGGTATACTTCGCGGCATTCGCGTCCAACTGGTCGCAAATCGCTCGCACCCGGTACAGCACCGAGGGTCTGCACCATGTCATCAACCCGGTCCGTGCTGGGTACCTCTCCGCACTGCTGGACGGCGCGGAAGGAAAGTCCGGGCGTCCCGTTCTCAACGCGAGTGACTTCCCGAACTTCAACGTCGAGGGGTTGCTCTCGGGCGAGACGCCCCCGGAGGGGTTGATGTTCAGGACGCCGTTGGGGCCGAACGTGTATGCCACGAACAACATTCACCGTCACGACAACGGCAAAGGTGCCTACACCGAAGCAGGCAAAAACGACTACCTGCTGACCGGCAAGTTCGACGACGTATGGCTGTTCGAGTCCGACCTCCGGATGCGTGTGCTGCCGGAGGTGTCCTCGGGCACATTGCAGATCCGCTACCAGGTGTACGCCTACGTCGGGTCGCTGGTGCGGTACGGCCAGTCGCTGGCGTTGGCGTACGGGAAACCGTTCGAACCGCCGACGCTGTTCGGGTTCACGTTCTAACCGACCACTCCTGCCAGCCCGGCTTGCGGGTCGGGCTGGCGCACAGAAAGGAAGAATCATGGCTGCTGATCTAGTGGGTGGTCGCTACCCCGTGACCTACCCGTTCGCGAAGGCCCTCGGGCTCGTCGGGACCACCGTCGAAAAACCCGCAGGGGGCAACATCACACAGGGCAACATCTGCGCACGCTCCAACGCCGAGTGGTTCGGTCTCGCGGGCTGGACAGATGGTGCCTTGGGAACCTCTGAAGTCGGGACGGTAGTTGCCGTTCCTGTGGAGCTTGGGGACGAGATCAACAAGATTACCGTCTTCGTTGGCGCCACGAAAGGGAAAAAAGTCGAAGCGGGGTTCGCTGCGCTCTACCAGGCGCTGAACGCGAAAAACAAAGCGGAAGAACAGCCGCTTCTCGCGCAGAGCAAATCAGCGAAACTCGGTGAAGAAGTCCTCGCCGAAAAACCCCTCACGTTCACCCTGGAAACCCCCGTGATCGTGACCTCCGAACGGGCACCCTATGGGTTCCTGTATGTCGTGGTCGTGCTGGAAGCGGAAACGATGCCGACGGCGGCTGCGGTCTCGACGCCGAAAGCGACGCAGGCCGCGGTCCCGTTGCTGTTCACGAACGCTCCCGTGGTGCTCTCGGGCACCGTGGGGTCGGGGTTCAAAACAAACGCGGAAGCGACTCTCGGCGCGGTCACGTCGAAGGCCGTAGCGCCGATCGTGAGCCTTTCGTGAGCGAGAAGCATGGCGCCCCCCTGGAGACGGGGGGGCGCAAGCCTATGGAGACCACGCAGACCCCGCAGCTGGAGCGCGTGGTCCCCGAGAAGCCCAAGCGGCCGACGGGGCAGCCC